ACTGTAAAAGTTAATGGTAAAGGTTGTGGTAGAGTTGGTGATGGTATATCAGGTTGTACTTCTGTGGCTGCAGGATCAAGTAATGTATTTGCAGGTGGGTAATATTATTATAAATAGTAGTAGGAGAGATTAAATGGCAAGTTATGACGCTGGTTCAATAACAAATAACAGTAAAAAAAGTGTAAAAATCTATAAAGATTTAAATTTAGATTTTCAACAGAATACTGCTACTAAAGATATTCAAAAAATTACAGATATTGAATCGGTCAAGAGAAGTGTGCGAAATTTAATTAATTTAAATTATTATGAAAAAGCTTTTCACCCAGAAATTGGATCTAATTTGAGAGGATTATTATTTGAAAATATAACTCCTCAAATAAGTCATTATATAGGAAAACAAATAGAATTATTAATTAAAAATTATGAACCTAGATGTAGAATGGTAGAAGTTGTTAATAGACCTGATGTAGATAAAAACGGATATTCTGTTTCAGTATCTTTTTATGTTATTAATACTCCTAATCCAGTACAAGTAGAAACATTTTTAGAAAGATTAAGATAATATGGCAACTAAACTAGACATATCACAATTAGATTTTGACGGTATCAAAGATAATCTAAAAACTTTTCTATCGCAACAGGATGAGTTTACTGATTATGATTTTGAAGGTGCTGGTATGAATATTTTATTAGATGTTCTTGCTTACAATACACATTATCTTGGATACAATGCTAATATGTTGGCAAATGAAATGTATCTTGATAGTGCCGATCAAAGAACAAGTGTTGTATCATTAGCAAAACAAGTTGGTTACACTACTAAAAGTTCTACATCCTCACAAGCAAAAATTGATGTGATTGTTAATAATGCTTCAGGTGCCTCTCTTACAATGTCAAGAGGAACACAATTTACAACTACGGTTGACGGAACAAATTATTCTTTTGTAAATAATGCTGATATTAGTATTTCTCCACAAGACGGTGTTTATAAATTTTCTGATTTAGATATCTTTGAAGGAACATATTTAAATTACAAGTACACAGCAAACACAACTGATACAGATCAAAGATTTATTATACCAAATGATAATGTTGATACAAATACATTAACTGTTAAAGTTCAAGAATCTTCTTCTGACTCTACAACAAATACATATAAATTAGCAACTGGTATTACAGCATTAGATTCAACATCTAAAGTTTATTTTTTACAAGAAGTTGAGGATGGAAGATTTGAAGTTTATTTTGGTGATGGAGTTTTAGGTGAAGCAATTGCTGATGGTAATATTGTTATATTAGATTATATAACTTGTAATCGAGCTGAGGCAAATGGTGCTAACACATTTACTTTATCAGGATCAATTGGTAATTTTTCAAATGTTACAATTACAACATTAAATAGTGCTGCTAATGGTGATGGTCCTGAATCAATTAAATCTATTAAGTATAATGCACCAAGAGATTACACAGCACAAGATAGAGCAGTCACAGCTGATGATTACAAAGTTCTTGTTAAGAGTTTATATACTAATGCTCAATCAGTACAAGTTTATGGTGGTGAAGATGCTGCCACTCCTGACTATGGTAAAGTTTATATTTCAATTAAAGCAAGATCAGGTTCTAATCTAACAGAAATAACTAAACAGAGTTTAGTAAGAAGTCTTAAATCATTTGCTGTCGCTTCGGTAACACCTGTGATTATTGATCCTGAAACAACTTTTATAACTTTAACTACAACGTTTAAATATGATTCTAGTTTAACAACTAAAGATATATCAACGCTTGAAACAAATGTAATTAATGCCATTTCATCATACAATACAGATACATTAGAGGACTTTACAGGTATGTTTAGATATTCAGCAGTAGGAAAAGTAATTGACGATGCCGATACATCTATACTATCAAACATCACTAAAGTTAAGATGTATAAAAATATAACACCAACTTTAAATTCAGGTTTGAAATATACTTTGTCATTTAACAATGCACTTTATAATCCACACTCTGGTCACAATGCAAGTGATGGTGGTATTATTTCTTCAACAGGTTTTAAAATATTTGGTGACGATACAAACGAACATTTTTTAGATGATGACGGTGCAGGTAATATTAGAGTTTATTATTTAAGTGGTACAGTTAGATCATACACAGACGCAACTTATGGTACTATTGATTATGCAACTGGTGAAATAATTTTAACTTCTTCTAACATTACAAGTATTTCAAATGTCGATGGTGCAGCTAGCACTCGAATAAGAGTATTTGCAGTACCAAGTTCAAATGATATTGTTCCTGTAAGAAATCAAGTTTTAGAAATTGATACTGCTAATTCAACTATAACTGGATCAGTAGATGAAATTGAAAGTGGTGGTTCACAGGCAGGAACAACATATACAACTACCAGCAGTTATTAGGGCTAGGTAATGGACAAGAAAAAAACAAATAAAAAAAAACTATCCACACTCATTAAACAACAGGTACCTGAGTTCGTATTAACGAATCACCCTAAGTTCACAGAATTTCTTACTTCATATTTCCTATTCATGGAATCTGCTGAATTAAATTTAGATCAATTCACAGACATAGATCAGATACTTTTAGAAACAGTAGGTGCAACCGATAGTTTTGTTTTATTGAATCAAACAAAACAAAATGGTTTAGATGCAGGTAATAAACTTGTAAACGAAGAAAATACTTTTGGTAGTTCTTTTCAAAAAGGTGAAACAATCACAGGTGCAACATCTGGTGCTACATCAACTATTTTAGCAGAAGACACAATAGTAAATGATAGATTATTCATATCAGCAAACAATGGTTGGATAACAGGAGAAACTGTTACAGGTTCTACTTCAGGTGCAACTGCTAAAGTTGGTAAGTATCGTGCAAATCCTGTAGAGAATATTCAACAACTTTTAAACTATTCTGATCCTGATCATACGATTAGTGACTTTTTAAATCAAATGAAAGAGGAATTTCTTAACACAATTCCTAGAGATACAGATGAAGATGTCGATACAAGAAAATTAATTAAAAATATTAAATCTTTATACAGAGCAAAAGGTACAGAAAAAGCACACAAGGCTTTTTTTAGAATATTATTTAACGAGAGTTCAGAGGTATATACTCCAGCAGATGATATGTTGAGAGTATCAGGTGGCTCTTGGAATGTTCAAACATTTATTCGTTGTACTCAAACATCATTACAATCCGTTAACGATCCTATCTTTTTAACAGGTCAAACAATCACACAAGCAAATGATCCTGCCGACTCTGAGATAAATCTAGCAACAGCAATTGTAGAAAACGTATTAAAATTTCAAGAAGGTACCACACAAATTATTGAGATTATACTTAATACGGAAACAGTATCAGGTACTTTTACTAATGGTGCTACAGTCACTGGAATAAGTAATGCTAATTCTGATATAACAATAGGAATAACTGTATCAGAATGTTTATCAACTGCTGTAATTACAAATAATGGTAGTACATTAACAGTTGGTGATGAAGCAACTATAACAGGTGGTGCAGGTTCTGGTGCCAGAGTTCAAATATTAGACATATCTGGTGCAGGTGTATCAGAAGTTATTGTAGATGATGTTGGAGAAAATTTTGTAGAAGGAGATGTACTTACATTTAGTTCAGGAACTGCTCAGGCAAAAGTTTCGGTTGTTAATGGTGGAATTGCATTTGAATCAGGAAGTGTAGATTCTCATATTGAATTAGAATTAGGAACTATTACAGGCGGTGGATCAGGTGATTTATCAATGGAAGAATCTCATGATGGTGGTCTAGGTTCTAAAATATTATCTGAAGATTCTGCCATGATTGACAATGAAGTTAAACTTGAATTAGAAAATGAAGTTGGTCACTTAATATCTGAGGAAGACGGTGGAAATCAAACCTCTGAAAGATTTTATATTCTTAATCAAGATTCAGAAATAGATATTCCTCATGGTATAGAGGCAACAGATCATATTGTTCAAGAGGATCAAACACAAGATGATGGATTATATATTGGTGATAAAATTGTTCAACAAAATGCAACAGGTGTTGGTGATATTACAGATGTAAGAATGATCGCAAGTGGTTCTGGATATACAACTTTACCTACAGCAACAATTGGTGGTGTTAGACATTTAGGATTAGAAAATGCTACATCTTCCGATACAAGTGATTTTAGTCGTATTGAATTTGAAAAAGGTGGAACGGTATTAAATGAATCAGATTTTGCTACTTTAAATGTTCAAGGCGCAACTGTGATACCTTTTGGTGAAAACATCGGTAGAGCGACTTCATTAACTATTATTGAACATGGTATAAATTTTACATCAGCGCCTACTTTAGAATTTCCTCGTTATGCTGTTCTCAAAACGGTTTCAGGAGCAATATCTGCTAATGAAACATTTACATCAAACGTAAGTGGTGCAACAGGCACAGTAGTTGACTTTACAGCACCTCTTTTAAAATATACAGCAACTACAAGCGAATTAGTTGAAACAGATACGGTCACATTTTCTGGTAACACAACAGCTGTTGTAGCAAAAACTGATCCATTAACCGGAACTGCAACAGTAGGTTCACAAGTTACAACTTCTGGAAAATATATAAATCAAAATGGACACGTTTCTGAAGGTTCTAAAAAAATTCAAGACAGTTTATACTATCAAGATTTCTCTTATGTTATCAGAGTTGCAGAATCAATTAACAAATGGAGAGATTCTATTAAACGTGCAGTTCACCCAAGTGGATTCTATGTAACAGGAGAGGTAAATATTCAAACAAGATTAGCAGGTGGTGTTAAACAACCAGTTGGTGCTACTTTAACTTCAGGATTATTCTCTGGTACTGCTGACAGTCCAATCTACATGAGATTAAATACATTGTTCAATACTATCTTTAGTAGAAGAACCGGAGTTGGATTGAAGTTTATGAGTAATGGTATTGAGTTAGATGGTAAAACAAAGGTATCTTCAACAGTTGCAGCCACAGGTAAACCTGTAGAAGTTCATAATGATTATAGAGATACAAGTACAAACACACAAAAAGAATTAAATTTACATCCTGAAACTACATTAGACCTAGAACGTAGAAGTAGAACAAATTTTTATACAAATACGTCTTATACAGCAAGAGGTACTTCTGTGAAGAATGGATATGCATATGCAGGTCCTAGATTAAAAACCTTGAATACCTTTGCTCTTTCAGCATTTTCAGCTAATAACGCAATAACACTAGAGGGTGGTACTGGTGCAGGTGAGATAATACTAGAAAATGAACACGGTGTTCTACAAAATCCACAATCAGATTCATTCAGTACAAGACTTAATTCTTGGACAAATTTAAGATTTACTGGTACCTTAAACACAAGTGTTGATGGAGAAACGATAAGAATATCTGATTTTAATGGTACAACTTCAAATGCTAATGTTAAAACTAATTTTGCATTTCCATCAGAAGTCACTAAATCGACCTAGAAAAGTCTTATAAATAATAGAAAGAAACATTAATATTTAATGGGAAAAAACAATGGCAGCAATAATCACAAACAAATTTAGAATAAACAATGCGGAACAGTTCGTTGAGTCTTTTTCAGAAGCGGCGCCTACAACGTATTATCTATTCATAGGAAGATCACACTCTTGGGCTTCAGACGTTGATGTTCAAGGAAATACAATCGCTGAGGGAACAGATGCTTCTCCACCTACACCAAATGATGATGTAGCTTCAGAATTCTACAACTATGATGATATGTTAGGAGCCAAAATTATTGCTTCAACAGATGTAACTCATTGTATACCGAGAAGAAACTGGACAACAGGAACAACTTATGACA